CGGCGGTAGATTTTAATTTTTCAATTAAGTTAGAAAACGTGTTGTTTTTAAAACTAACATTAAATTCTTTTTTTTGAAAATCAAAATAATGCATTGGTGAATTCATTAAAAGATTATCATCTAATGCAGACATTGGTGAAAACATATAATTGTTTATCCTTGATGCAAGAATAGATGTCATGTTTAAATAAGTTGTTGGTTTTTCAAAAACTGGACCTCTTGGTATATAAGTCAAAGAAGACTCAATGCCCAAACCATCTTCTATGAAAATTCTTTCAACTTGATTTTTTTCAGCATTATCAAAAATAGATTTTAATGAAACTAATTTCCAAGTTTTATCTTTTGTTGTTCTTCCATAATTTAACAATACAGGTGTACCATCTTTTCCTTTACAATGTGCTAAAATAAAGTTTAAATCATCTAGACCGTTGTGATAAGCAAAAGATGTATGTTTGAATTTGTTTGTTGGATCACCTTGATCCCAATTATTATTGTCATAATTATAAAAAGGAATTGTAGGTTTATCAATTGAACCGCTGTCAGGATAACCAACTTTTACAACATCACCAACAACCGTTTCTGGACTATTATTTAATTGTGCTCTTATTGCAGTTGCATCATAACTGGTAAAATCACCAATTTTATTATTACCTGCTATTTCTAAAAACTTTAAAAGAACTTTATTTGGATTCATTGATGCCTGATCGTCGGTCAATGTATATGGTTTTACTGTTGCTTTTAACTGTGGGGTTTCTGCATTTATGTCAACTAAAGTGTGTTGTTCCATTTCTTTTGCAGCAAATATTGCAGTTGACCATTCTAAATTTCTTTCATATAGAACTTGATGTCTTTCGTCTATAAGTTTATATTTTCTTTTTTTAACTTGATTATTTTCAACTTCTAAATCTTCAATTTCTATTACTACAAAATCATAACACATTTCATAATATTCTCTTGGTATTGATGCTTTATTTTGTGTTTTAATATCAGCTTCGTTTTCACTATCAACAGGATATATTTTAATCATTACCCTGTTTCTACCATCAGTTCTATCGATATATGGTGCCTTTACTCCTTCTTTATTTAAAGCTGACGGTAAAGCTCCTTTTGAAAATATCTCAAAAGGATTGGAAATTACAATTTCTCCAGATGTTGACCAAGTTGTTAATGTTTCATTTATTACCAATGAATCAATATTAAAGAAAGGAATTGCTGTAGGTTTTTCGTTTGTAATTTGATTGTAAAAAATAACTTCAAAATAATAATTTTGATTAACAATTTGTCTTATTGTTCCTTTTTGAACAAGGCTATTTTGCGCAGGTTCTGGTGGTTGAGTTGGTTGTGTGGTTGGTGTTCCACCAGTAGTTGTGTTTGGCACAGCTTGTGGAGTACCTTGATTGTTTACTACAGGCGTTCCGTCATTTAAGGTTGTTGGTGCATCCGCCATATTATTAACAATTTATTTGGTCAACATTTTTTAGCAATTCAACATTAAGCTGATTGAAAACAAATGTTACCGAAGATGTTATTTCTGCTGGTTCTTGGTTTGAAAAATTTATTTCACTTAAATTTGTAGGAAAAGCATGGTTGTATTCAAAAGATATAACTTTATTATTGTATTCATCTAAACCATAAATTGTAAAAGTAGAAGTAAATTTTGCCATTGGATTAATCAAACTCGGATCATTTCTAGAAAAACTAGCATCAATTGAATTCGTTAACAATGTTCCAGATTTTTTAGCATCATTAAATAAATTCAACCATTTCCAAATTGTATAATAATTTTTATATCCATTATCTATTAAAAATTTTATATTTAATGGGTCATAAGCAGGACGAGATAAAGATGATGCTTTATAAACCTGACCACCATATGGTAAATCAATAGCAGGAACATTTATCTGAGGAACAGGTGAACCGTAAATTGAAAATTGAAGAGTATCAACTTTGAAATTTTCATTCAAAGTCGAATCATATTGTTGTTTTAAAATTTGAGGTAAATTTAAAACAAGAATAAACTTATCACTTCTAGCCCTATTTAATGCTGATTGATACATATATTTAAAACATTATTGGAAAAAAGTTATCTCCATTTAATAACTTATCGTTATTTTCTTGATTAGGATCAGGTTTTATTGATTTATCGCCCCAATTTAAAAGCCAAACCATTAAATCAGCCATTTCTTCCTGATGAGATATGGGTTTTTCAGTATCAACTCTTCCAACATGAGTATAAGTCTTTAAAGTTGAAGGTGTTCTTTTATATTGAGTGACTTGACCACTAAAAAGAGGACTTCTTCTTAATAAATCTGAGTTATCAGAAAGTGGAATAAGTTTTAATGGTCTGCCTTGATCATCAACATCCATTACTGTATAGTATCTACTAGCAATTGATGGTTCTAATATAAAAAGTGCCCAAATCAAAGATAGAACACGATCATCCAAATCATTTTCTGTTCTCTTACTGAAAGTAAAATTTGGATTTTTAACAAAGTTACTTAATTCCAAAAGAGTATCCATGTCATATAACCTGACAGCATTTAAACTATTAACCCAATATCTGAAATTACTAACGCCTTTGTATCTAGTGTTTGTGTGATTATGAATACCAAATCGATTTTCATTGTTATAATGTTTACTGAACCCTTCAAAATGATAAGAAATTACCGATTCATAATTATGAATATGACAAAGAACGTCTAAAACTTGTTGTCCGTTGTTATTATTTTCAACTAGAATGGGAGGTCTACCCCAATCTTCTAAAATACCCATGAGTCTCGTTCCAAAATGATAAGGATCTAGTTTATTTGTTGCATAAATCGCACTTTGTTTAATGTTTGTTAAGTCAGATATATCTAAAATTTGAGCAACCGTGTTTGTTCTTCCGATACCCTCACCAACATCAACGCCTATTGCATAAAAAGCATCAGGATTTGGCTGTTCATATATTTTATAAGCACCGTCATCTATTACCAAAACAGGTTCTTTTGATTGTGCTTTTAGTTTTTCAAGAAGCTCAGGATCAATTGCAGTTTTGCCCGGTTGATGGAAAACGCAACCATATTCTTGATCAAAGTCATCTTTTGATCCCATCCTTTGTATTTCATCTTCTTTCCATTTCTCATCTCTTCCCGGCACATCCCACCAGTTTACAACTTCCAAATGCCATTCTGATTTTGGCTTTTGAGACATCTGATAAAGATCGTAAAACTTATTTTCAGTTCCGTTTGGTGTACTAATGACCACAACTTGTGATTTCTTCATTGAAGAAATAATAGGAAGTGCAGATTTCCAAAGTTCTTTCATCAATTCATTTGGACAGTGTGCCATTTCGTCGATGATCAGAAGATTACTTGTAGTACCACGAGGACCACTTGATGATGTTGTGCTGACCGTTATGGCAGAATCATTTGATAATTGAAAACCATCCTTTCTCCATGACTTAACACTGGGTTTTAACCACACAGGAAGCTGTTCAAACGCCATTTTAATACGTGCAAATATTTCTTTTGCCGTCTCTTGTTTGTTTGCAACAATGGTTATTCTTTTATCGGTTTGAAAACACACTATCCATAAAGCATAAATTGTTATAGTGGTGGTCTTACCGCTCTGTCTTGAGCTAAGAACAACATTGAATCTATTGTTTTTAAAAGCTTTAAGTAATGTTTTTTGATACTTGTACAGATTTATTTTCTTTTTGCCATCTTCTGTGGTAATATAGAAATAATTCTCAGCAAAATGCAATACGCTTTTGATGCACAATTTAAGTTGCTCCCTCATTTCAAGAGTCCACTTCATTTGAGCATCACCTCTTAACAGATTTTCATTACCTTTATAAAAATCACCATCAACAACAATGTCTTCTGGTGCCAAATCTATAAAATCATCACTATCTTGGATTTTTTTCTTTCTTCCCATCTATAAATATTTATAATCATATGGCTAAAATGCCTCTAATAAACGAAGAAATAGCTGCTTTGTTCAATAAAAAAGATAAAATTTTACCTTTTACAAGTGAAAAATGGCCTATTTATGAATTAAATTTAAAACTAAAAAAAGGATTATGGGATAATTTTTCAAAAAAATTAAAAGAATTAAAAGAAAAAAATATTTTAGAACAATTAGACGATGAAATTATAAATGAATTTTATTATCGAAACCCTGACATTGAATT